TGGCAAAGAATAAGGAGTTAGTTATGAAATATGGATTGACAGATTGGTTCAAGATTACATTTCTAGGTTATGAAGCAAAAAAAGTCAGAGCTAGAAATGAAGATGGTACTTATGTAGCAGATGATAAGTCAACAGATGACAAAAATGAAGCCTACATAACTGTCGCAGTCAAACCAAAGGACAAGTAGGCTTAAATTTATGGGCTTTCCCTTCGAGATTATCACAATGCTCGGATCTACTCTATTGAGTAGCCTTCTTAGTATCTGGTCACAAAGCAGAAAAGCAAAGGCTGAGGAGCAAAAATTGTTGATTACCAGAGGCGAGTTTGACATGAAAACAAGAAAACAAGCATTGGATCATAGTCTTAAAGACAAAGGTTTCGCTTGGACAAGAAGGATTATCGCCCTGACTGCGATATTTGCAATCGTTTTATTGCCAAAACTTGTGGCTGTATTCTATCCAACAGTCGATGTGACAGTAGGATATACCAACTGGAGACCCGGTTTTATGTTCTTTAGGGAGGGCAGAGAAATTTTTGAATGGGTGACTTTTCAAGGTTTAGTCATAACACAACTAGACACGAACTTAGTTTCAGCAATCATCGGCATGTATTTCGGTGGTAGTTTGGTAAAAAAATAAATGTGTTCTTCAAAATCCTCTATACTTGGTCTAGGTGTCGTTATTCGACATTTAGAGCTGGATAGAATCACCAATATGTCACTACCTTGCTATCCAGCTCGCTGATATGGAAAATGTAACCATAAAAGATCTTGATATTTTATCCGAACAAGATAAGAACGAGGCTATGGCATTGCTCGCACGATATGAGCAAATGGACACTCAGGAAAAATGTAAGACAGATTTTTTGAGTTTCGTTAAGCACATGTGGGGTGGTTTTATTGAAGGCAGACACCACAAAATTATTGCGGAAAAATTCAATAGAATTGCCACAGGTGAATTGAAAAGATTGATCGTTTGTTTGCCACCGAGACATACAAAGTCAGAGTTTGCATCAACATACTTTCCAGCATGGATGATGGGGCTAAATGGTCATCTAAAAATTATCCAATGTACACATACCGCAGAGTTAGCTGTAAGGTTTGGTCGTAAAGTAAGAAACCTGATTGACAGCCAAGAATTTCAACACATTTTCCCAGAGCTACAATTACAAGCAGACAATAAATCTGCTGGACGATGGACAACCAATCAGGAGGGTGAATCGTTTTATGCTGGTGTTGGTGGAGCAATAACAGGTCGTGGTGCGGATTTATTGATTATTGATGATCCACATTCAGAACAAGATGCGTTGTCGCCAAAAGCCTTAGAGTCCGCTTATGAATGGTACACATCTGGACCAAGACAGCGTTTACAACCCGGTGGAACAATCATAATCGTAATGACCAGATGGAGCACAAAAGATTTGGTCGGCAATCTTTTGAAAAAACAAGCAGATGAACATGCAGATCAATGGGAGATGATTGAGTTCCCTGCGATAATGCCAGAGTCAGACACGCCATTATGGGGTGGGTTTTGGAAAAAAGAAGAACTTTTGAGCGTGAAAGCGTCACTTCCCATCTCCAAGTGGAACGCACAATGGATGCAAAACCCAACAGCAGAAGAGGGATCCATTGTCAAAAGAGAGTGGTGGAACAGATGGCATGAAGAAGCAGTACCACCATATAATTACATCATACAAAGTTACGATACCGCATTTTCGAAAAAGGAAACAGCAGATTACTCTGCAATCACAACATGGGCTGTTTTTGAGAACGAAGACGATGGTTCACAAAATATTATTTTATTGGATGCAAAGCGTATGCGCGTTGATTTCCCAGAGTTAAAGAAAATAGCTTGGGAAGAGTATAAATATTGGGAACCAGATTGTATTCTGATCGAAGCAAAAGCAAGTGGTACGCCTCTGACTCATGAATTGAGAAGAATGGGAATACCAGTGACAGCATACACGCCAAGCCGAGGACAAGATAAGGTAGCGAGGATGAACAGTGTTGCACCCATATTTGAATCTGGCATGGTTTGGGCACCTGAAGAAACATTTGCAGAGGAGGTCATTGAAGAAGCTGCTTCTTTCCCATACGGTGATTATGACGACTATGTTGACTCCATGACCATGGCATTGATGCGTTTCAGACAGGGTGGTTTTTTGAGCTTGAACAACGATTATCAAGATGAAGTCAAGCTGATGAGAAAAAACAGAACTGTATATTATTAACGAGAAATAAGGTATAAATATAATTTATTATGGTTGTTGAAAATAAACTTGGCACAGAGACCGATCCAGACATCATTGAAACTGGTGGCTCTATAGAGGTCATACCAGAAAAATCCAGACAAGAACAGTTGGATGAAGCAATGGCAGTTTTAGTGACTGACGAAGGCGTTTTGATTGATGATGAAATAACAGCGCTTGAGGAAATAGTCGAGAGTGATTTCAACGCCAACTTAGCAGAAACATTAGACAACGACACCCTTATGAGGTTATCGACTGACTTATGCGATTCTGTAAAAAATGACTTGGAATCGAGATCCGAGTGGGAAAAGACCTACATCGATGGTTTGAAGTATTTGGGTATGAAGTTTGATGAAAGTCGGTCACAGCCCTTTGAGGGTAGCTCAGGTGTAATCCATCCGATTTTGGCAGAAGCAGTAACCCAATTCCAAGCACAAAGCTACAAAGAGCTTTTACCAGCCAAAGGTCCAGTGAAAACACAAATTATTGGAATGAGAACGGCTGAAACAGAATCACAAGCAGAGCGTGTGCAAGAGTTTATGAATTATTACATCATGAATGTGATGCAAGAATATGATCCTGAGCTAGATCAGTTGTTATTTTACTTGCCCTTGGCTGGTTCAGCGTTCAAAAAAGTTTATTTTGATTTTGTCTTGGGTCGCGCAGTCAGTAAATTTATACCGCCAGAGGACTTGATTGTTCCTTATGAGGCGCCTGATTTGCACAGCGCAGAGAGAATTACACATGTAATAAACATGTCAAAGAATGAAATCAGGAAGCAACAGCTTTCTGGTTTCTATGCAGATGTCGAGATTCCTGATGACGCATATTATGATTCAGATGAGATAGAAGATGAAATTGATGAAATACAAGGCGTAAAACCGAACTACGCGGAAGACAGAAGCAGAACCATCTATGAAATACACACCATACTTGATTTGGAAGGCTTTGAAGATGTCGATGAAAACGGTGAAGTTACAGGGTTGAAACTACCATACATCGTAACCATAGACGAAAAAGCCAATAAAGTATTAGCGATTAGAAGGAACTATCTGCCTGACGATCCGAGAAAAGACAAGATAGATTACTTCGTGCAGTATAAATTTCTACCCGGTCTAGGATTTTACGGTTTGGGTCTGTCTCACATGATTGGCGGTCTCTCAAAAGCATCAACATCTATACTGAGACAACTTATTGATGCTGGGACTCTTGCCAACTTGCCTGCTGGTTTCAAGGCAAGGGGCATGAGGATAAGAGATGAGGCAGACCCTCTCCAACCCGGTGAGTTCCGTGATATAGACACCACTGGTGGATCACTCAGAGAAAACTTAATACCACTGCCTATCAAAGAACCAAGCAATGTATTGATGCAACTGCTTGGTATTCTGGTCGATTCTGGTAAAAGATTTGCAGCAATAGCAGATATGAATGTTGGTGATATGAATCAAGCTATGCCAGTCGGCACGACAGTCGCACTTTTAGAGCGTGGTACAAAAGTAATGTCAGCGATTCATAAACGCCTACATTACGCACAAAGAATGGAATTTAGATTGATGGCAGATGTTTTTGCGGATTACCTGCCACCTAGTTATGATTATGAAACTGGTTCTGGTCCGAAAGAAATCAAAGTACAAGACTTCGATGATCGTGTAGACATCATACCGATTAGCGATCCGAATATATTTTCACAAAGTCAAAGAATTACGATGGCACAAGAATTATTACAAATGGTTCAGTCTGCCCCTGATGTTCATGGTCCTTTGGGTATTTATGAGGCATACAAACGCATGTATTCTGCTTTGGGAATAGATAATGTTGAATCGTTGTTGCAACCACCACCAGATATGACGCCTAAACCTATAGATGCAGGTCTCGAAAACAGTGGTTTTTTAATGGGACAGCCAGCACAGGCTTTTGTTCAACAAAATCATGAGGCACACATTGCAACACATCAAAGTTTGTTTATGACAAAGGTGGTCCAAGAAAACCCACAACTGCAAGCCATGATTATTAGTCATGTAATGCAACATTTGCAATTCTTAGCATCACAGTTGGCAGAACAACAAATGCCACCAGAGTTGCAAGAAAGAATCGGTATGCTACAAATGCAAATGCAACAAGTCTCACCAGAAGAGGCACAGATGATTGCACAGGAGCTACAAATGTTAATCGATCAAATGAGCGCTCCGTTCATGGCAGAGCTTACAAATCAATTCTTGTCTTCCATACAAACTGGTGATTCTGGCGATCCTCTGGTTGCTATAAGACAGCAGGAACTAGAACTCAGAGATAAAGAGCTCGATATGGAGCAAGAACAGTTTGCTGTCAAACAAGAACAAAAAACACAAGACAAAATGGTAGACGCACAAATACAACAGCAAAGGTTGGATGTGCAAAAAGCTATTGCAGATGATAAGCTACAATTAGGGCTTGATAGGTTACAGCAACAAGCGAATTTAAAACTTTTAGAATTAGAGCAAAAATTTAGGAGAAACTAAGTGACGACATCATATAAAAAAGAAGCTGTCGATGAGCTAAAGAAGCAAAAGAAAATCGAAAGAGAAAGAGAACTTGCAGAGCTCATGGAAAAAAACGCAGAAGAGGCGAAAGCCCATGCTGAAAATATGGCTAGAATAGCCAAAAAAATGGCAAAGATTGAAGCTGGTTACGATGCCAATGGCTCACCCACAGAAGAAAAGCCCAAGAAAAAAGCAGTAGCTAAAAAGAAAGCACCAGCTAAGAAAAAAGCACCAGCTAAAAAGAAAGCACCAGTTAAGAAAAAAGCCAAGAAGAAAAAATCCTAATGGACCCAATACATTTGGCTGAAAAGCTCCAAAGAGAGATTGATAAATTGTTGGAGCAAGTGCAAGAAACTTACATGAGTGGATCCCTACGCGATATGGAGCATCATAAATACTTGCAAGGCAAGTTAGAAGCGTTGTACTATATACAAGATTTTATAAAAACTTATTTTAATTCGGAAAAATGAATACAAAAGTAGAACTTGCATCCGCTTATGTCGATCCAGACGAAGTGGTACTCAAACCAGAAAATTTAGATAAAAGCGTGTTGGAAAGGATGCCTCAACCAACAGGCTGGAGAATTTTAGTTTTGCCTTATCGTGGCAGAGGCATGACTAAAGGTGGCATCGCTTTAACCCAAGAGACACTCGATAAAGAACAACTTGCAACAGTGGTTGCTTATGTTGTGAAATGTGGACCTTTGGCTTATAGCGAGGATAAATATGGTTCCCCATGGTGTGAAGAAGGTCAATGGGTATTGATCGGAAGATATGCTGGGGCAAGGTTCAAACTGGAAGATGGTGCTGAAGTTAGAATTATCAATGATGATGAAGTCATAGCGACAATCCTGAATCCAGATGATATAGTGAGTTTATAATGGAAGAACAAAATATTGAAAGACAAGAAGAGGAAGTCAATATAGAGATTGTTGACGAACCTCAAGAGCAAGTTGCACAAAAGAATGTTGATACTGATGATGAACTTGATAAATACACAAAAAATGTGTCGAGGCGAATCAACAAAAAAAATCAACAAATAAGAGAAGCTGAAGAAAGAGCACAACAAGCAATGGAACAGTTGCAAAGAGTGCAAACCGAGAACAGTGCTCTGAAGCAACATGCAACAACACTTCAATCACAAAATTTAATCGCTGAAGAGCAGTCTATAGAGGCGAAAGAACAACAAGCGAATGACATATACAAACGAGCAGTCGAGGCTGGTGATGCTGAACTGATGTCAAAAGCTGACAGCTTGAAGAGTGATCTAGCGATACAAAAAGAAAAACTTAGAGTTGCAAAAAATAGGCAGCAACAACAACCAGAGCAAACACAACAAACCTACACACAACAGCCACAGCAGGTGCAACAAAGAGCACCAGAGCCAAGCAGAGAGGCGTTAGAATGGCAAGGTAAAAACCCTTGGTATGGGGATGGCACCAAAGAAGATCATAATGTCGAAGCGAGTCAATTCGCTTACTACACGCATGTCAACCTCATCAACGAAGGTTTTGATGCAGACAGCGATGATTATTATGATGAATTGAACAAAAGAGTTTACAAAGTTTATCCAGATTTGGATAATGATAGTAATGCCGAAGAAAGAGATGATAGACCCACTGTGCAAAGAGTCACATCTGCTTCCGTAGGAAGTCGGAAAAAAACACAAGGCAACAGAAATGGCGTTGAGTTTACACCTTCTGAAATAAAGCGTCTTCGTGGTTTAAAGCCTTACAACATGTCTGAAGAAGATTGGTTGAAAAGGGTTGCCAAAGAGAAAGTGAAAGCAACTACTCGTAGGGAGACGATATAATGACAGAGAATGAAAACAGCGTAAGACACACGCGTGAATCCGAGACACACGATAAACAGGCTCGTAGACAACCTTGGCGTCCAGTAAGAAAGCTAGAGACTCCACCTGCCCCAGAGGGTTATGAGTACCGATGGATCAGAGAGTCATTTCTTGGACAGGAAGATACGAACAATGTAAGTTATAGACTTCGTGAGGGATGGGAGCTTGTACAAGCAACCGAATTACCTGAAGGTTTTGATTTTCCTGCAAAAGAAAAAGGCAGATTTGCTGGCGTTGTACACAACGAAGGACTCATTTTGGCAAAAATACCAAAAGAGACTGTTAAGGAAAGACGCGAATATTACGAAGGTAAAAACCGTCAAGCCAACGAAGCGCTAGACAACACAATGTTTAACGAATCAGCAAAAGACAGTCGCTATGTTAAGTACGATTCCAAAAGAGAGTCCCAAGTAACTTTTGGTAAAAAATAAATCGTAATTATTACGGGAGACAAACATGGCAAATAATGATGCTGCTTTTGGTTGTAGACCTGTTCGAATGATGGGTGGCGGTGCCTATACTGGAGGACAATCCAGATATAGAATTGCAAGCGGTGCGACTACTCCAATATTCCAAGGTGATTTGGTTACACAACTCACTGCTGGAGTAATTGGTAGACACGCTGCTTCTGGTACTGTACCTATTGTTGGTGTGTTTAACGGTGTTTCATATACTGACCCAACTACAGGCGAACAAGTCTTTAAAAATTACTACCCCGGTAGTATTTCAGCCAGCGATATAATCGCCAGTGTGATTGACGACCCTGATGTTGTTTTCGAAGTACAAGCTGATGACACTTTTCCTGTCGCAGATTTGTTCGGAAACTTTGACATTGTGGACGGATCACCTGTCGGTGACACAAAATCTGGAAGATCAAACCTTGAGCTCGATGTAACGACTGGTGCTACCACCGCTACATTGCCTCTTAAAGCGATTGATATTTCTGAAGATCCTGATAATTCGGATGTTGCATCCGCCAACACCAATGTTCTATGTGTGATACAAAATCACATCATGGGGCAGAAAGGTGCTGGTTTAGCATAAGTGAGGTAAATTAGTTATGGCAATTTCAAGAGCACAACTAGCTGCTGAACTCGAACCCGGATTAAACGCGTTATTCGGAATGGAGTATGATACATACGACCAAGAATATACCGAGATCTTCTCAATCGAGGACTCACAAAGAGCTTTCGAGGAAGAAGTTTTAATCGTAGGTTTTGGTTCTGCACCAACAAAATCTGAAGGTCAAGGCGTTGTCTACGACAATGCTTCTGAAAGCTACACTGCAAGATACACGCATGATACGATTGCGCTTGCATTTGCGCTTACAGAAGAAGCGGTCGAAGATAATTTATATGATTCTTTAGGCAAACGATATACAAAAGCACTCGCACGATCTATGGCTAACACCAAAGAAGTAAAAGGTGCAAATGTCCTAAACAATGCGTTCAGCTCCAGCTTTACTGGTGGTGACGGTGTATCTCTGATTAACACTGCACACCCTCTAGCTGGCGGTGGTACTGCTGCTAACAGAGCAACCACTATGGCTGATCTTAACGAAACTTCGTTAGAAGACGCATTGATTGACATTGCAACATTTACAGATGATCGCGGACTGACTATCAGTGTGCAAGGATCGAAGCTCGTGGTACCACCACAGCTCGTTTTCATTGCAGACAGAATAATGAACAGTCCACAAAGAGTCGGCACAGCAGATAATGACATCAATGCTATCAAAAACACTGGAGTTCTACCCGGTGGATACACTGTGAATCATTATCTAACTGATCCTGACGCTTTCTTCATCTTAACTTCTGTTACAGATCAAGGCGAAGGACTTAAAATGTTCCAAAGAACAGGTATGGAAACTTCTATGGAGCCAGATTTTTCTACTGGCAACATTAGATACAAAGCTAGAGAAAGATATAGCTTTGGTTTCTCTAACTGGCGTGGAATTTATGGTTCTCAAGGCGCTTAATTGAAGTCGTAATACACTTTATTACTCAGTATTACAATGAAAGGGCTCTTCGGAGCCCTTTTTTTATGGTAAAAATAACTTAAATTATCTTGTATAAATAGTTGTACATTTGTACACAATATGTATAATAATAATTGATGATTACTTATTACATATCCACTGGAAGGGGCAACAATCTATACACTTTGCGTTGCTACAGAAAGTTTTGGGTTGATTTAGGGGCTCTTGGTGGTCGCATACAAGAAGAAGATCAATACATTAAGACTCTTTGTGCTGATTCTGATTTAGCAATTAAAAAGGCAAAAGACTATATCGACACAAAACATTCAAGTGATGAACGAAAACCAGATCTAAAAACAGATGGCGCAACAACTAATTTATACAAAATCAAACGCAGAAGCTCAGAAGAAGTTGAGCGAATTAGAATCTTAGAGGAAATATCGGCTGGAATCAAATATGGAATTGCAAGAAAAAGAAATCTTGCAAAGTGGACAATCGAAGCACACAAAAAACTTGATGAAGGCATTAATCCAATCGGTTATTGGAAAGATATTAAGATCGAAG